GTTTTGCGACAGTTATTCGTGAAGATGAGTGTTTATCAGCCTGTGAAGAGCTCAGTAAGAATATGATGCCGTTAGCCTCTCTTAAAATAATATCTGAGTCTCTTTATCTACCTGTGCCAAAATCCCCTTTACGCTTTATGTCCCTACAAGGAATAGAGTATTTGGGCAGTACAGGTGAAAATATCTGTATAAATAAGAAGTCGAATATTAGGAAAAGCAAGATTTTCAAGGAAATTAAACATATCTTTAAGGACCGATTGAACTTTGAACCACGTGTTAAGTGGGGCGCTCCTATGATGCAACCACGAACTGTGAACGGGGAGTACATATCACCGTATAACATTGGATTGGAGAAGCTAAATTCTCAGCGAGCTGTGCTTGATGCAAGTCTCGTTGAAAAAATAGTTAAACTCTATTCCGAACACATAATAGTTGGTCTAGAAGCTAAGGGAGTTCCTAAACTAAGCCCCCTCACCGTCAAAGAAGCTATTAATGGTGGTTTGGACGATTACTATATGCGTAGGGTCAACGCCTCTACTGCTGCTGGGTATGAATTACCCGGTAGTAAATCCGACTATATACCACTCGGCGAAGATGAGTTGACTCGGGAGCCAATTGATGTTCTCAAAGAGAGAATGTGCAATATTTTGCAAGACTATAAGGAGGGCAATATAAGTAATATTACGTATAAGGTCCATCTGAAAGACGAGGCCCGTGAGTACTCTAAGTGTGTCTCTGGCAAAACAAGATTATTTTATGCCATGCCATTGGATGGCCTAATAGTCTCCCGGATGTTCTTAGCACCGTTTTATACACTGATGGTAGAACATAGTGAAGTGTTCTATTGTTCATTGGGTATTAATATGTTCACGGATGCTGATGGTTTCGCAAAACAGTTGGAATCGTTTTCGAGTCTTATTATCGAAGGGGATTATGCTGGATACGATTGCAAAATGCCATTTGACATCGGGCACGCTGCTGCCACTGTTACACACAATGTACTTAAACACTTTGGTTATAATGATCTGGCACTTGCCATGGTACGGGGCGTCTTAACGGATGCTCTGTTCCCAATATATGAGATGCTGTCTGAC